TCTTGTTGCTAGGCCATACGGAGAAGTCTTCCAGATAAAAGAAAGATTTACTATTACAGATGGCGCACACGAACAATTTTATACTTTTCCATTAAGGTTCACAGAAAAAACAGACTTAGAGATGAGGGCATTTTCTTCCTCTGGATCAGTTGACTTTAATGTGTCTGCGTCAATGGAGTTTATTTACATTCAAAATGGGAGTTCGTTTTAATGGCTACGACTAAAAATGTCAAACGCACCCCTAGCGGTAAATTAAGCTACAGAGGAGAAACTTTTAGTGGGTACAATAAACCCAAGCGTACTCCTGGAGCAAAGCGCAAGTCTGCGGTGTTGGCTAAAAAGGGTGACCAAGTAAAATTGGTACGGTTTGGTGACCCTAATATGAAAATTAAAAAGAGCATCCCTGCTAGACGCAAGTCTTTTAGAGCTCGCCATAATTGTGCCAGTGCTTCCGATAAATTCTCGGCAAGGTATTGGTCATGCAAAGCGTGGTAGAATTTATGGCAGACCGTGGTGTACATGACTTGGAAATTGAGTTTACCGAGTGGAAGACGAAACAAGATCATTTAGTTCGTCATGTTGATGAACTTCATGACGATATGAAAGAAGTTAAAAAGGCTGTGTTTCAAGCAAAATGGATGTTGATCGGAGCTGTGGTGGTTATTGGTTTGACAAATAGTGGTAGCTTTTTGGAACTTATTAAGTTGATGAAATAATGGCAATGACACGGGGACAAATGCGAAAGCAAATAGAGGAAGCTCCCGCTTCTAAAAAGAAAAAGAAGCGTAAAATCCCTGCCAAATATTTAGCTGGTCTTAGTTCTGCTGATAAGGCCAAGCGTAAAAAAGAAATACAGCGAAACGCTAAAAAGTCTTCAAAGGATCCTTCTGCATATGTTTTCCCTAGCGATTATACGAGCTCTGGAGCTAGAAGGAAGACAAAGGAATCCAAGTATACAAAAGCGTTCCGAAAAAAGTTTGGTACTAAGACGAGGAAAACCTAATGCCTTACAGCAAGTACACTCCAAAACAAAAGCGGCTTGCCGCTATTGCCCCACCCCGCAAAAAGATTACCCGTGCGGATATAATTACTGCCGCTAAGAGGAAGAAAAATGGCACTAAGCGCAAGCGTAAAAAAGTCTCTAGCTAAAAAAGCAGAGGCGGCTCGCAAAAAAGGTAAGAAGGTAACGGCTGGCCAACTCCAGCGTGTGTACAATAAAGGGTTGGCGGCATACAGAACTGGACATCGTCCCGGAGCTACACCAAGCCAATGGGCGATGGCTAGAGTCAACAGTGTGTTGACAGGCGGTAAAGCCGCAAAAGTAGATGCTCATATCTTTGGTAAAGGTAAAAAACCAAAGGCTAAACAGGAGAAAAAGTCATGAAAAATGGTCGCAAAAAAATGATGGGCGGTGGTTATGGCCGCAAGAAAATGATGGGCGGTGGTGAAATGATGATGTCACCACGGAAGAAAATGGCGTATGGTGGCTCAGCAAGGAAGAAAATGAGGGGCGGCGGCAAAATGGTAAAAGGTCCGTGCTCATAAGGAGTAAGTTATGGCGACTTCTGGTTCTACCGATTTTGAATTAGATGTAAGTGATTACATTGAAGAAGCATTTGAGCGTTGTGGTATGTCAGTCCGCACAGGATACGACCTTACTACAGCGAAGAGGTCGCTTAACCTTTTGTTTGCTGATTGGGCTAACCGTGGTTTGAACCGTTGGACAATTGAGCAAAGCACTGTTTCTTTGGTCGCAGGAACAAACAGTTATAATCTTGATGCAGATACAATTGATGTATTGAGTGCTGTTATTCGTACTAATGCGGGGGCATCTACACAATCCGATGTCACTATTGATAGAGTAAGCCGCGATGAGTTCCTGAACATCCCTAGCAAACTTTCCCAAGCAAAACCGTCGCAATGGTATATAGATCGTTCTATTACACCTGTTTTGAACATATGGCCTACGCCTGATCAATCATACACTTTTGTGTACGATAGGTTGACCCGCATCCAGGATGCAGACGATTACACAAATACGGTAGAAGTACCCTTTAGGTTTTATCCGTGTTTGGCCGCAGGTCTGGCGTATTACATTTCCATGAAAAAAGCCCCTGAGCGTATGCAGTTGTTGAAAGCGGTGTACGAAGAAGAGTTCCAACGGGCGGCATATGAAGATGTAGATCGGGCAAACCTCACGCTTACCCCGCGCAGAGATTATTATGGGTTCTTGTAATGGCATATGCGGTCGGTAAATATTCTCAGGCTATTTGTGACAGGTGTGGGTTTCAATACCCATACCTTGAAATGCGTCAGGAATGGAACGGCCATAAGGTATGCCCTGAGTGTTTTGAAACAAAGCACCCACAATTAGACCCTATCTTTACACCAACAGACCCACAAGCAATATATAAGCCTCGGGTAGACCGTAAAGAACCTCTGGTTGTGCAAGTGGGAGAATCGGTGTTTAATGAAACAGCCCCCTTACAGATGATAACTTCTGTGGGCATAGTTACGGTGTCGGTATCATGAGTTTCACATACGCAGAGCTTAAAACAGCTATCCAAGATTATACAGAAAACCAAGAAACAACTTTTGTTAACCACCTTGATGATTTTATCAAAGGGGCAGAAGAGCGTATTCTTAAATCTGTACAACTTGAGTTTTTCCGCAAAAACGCTACAGGAGCTATGACATCAGGTAATAAGTACCTTGCTGTCCCTACGGATTTTTTAACGCCTTTGTCTCTATCTATTATTAGTTCTAGCAACCATGTCTTTTTGTTATACAAAGATGTGAACTTTATCCAGGAAGTAAACCCTAACCCTGCTACAACAGGTGTGCCGAAATATTACGCTTACTTTGATGTAAGCAATTTGATTATTGCGCCTACCCCTGATGATAATTATACCGCTGAGTTGCATTATATGTACCGACCAAACAGCCTCACTGCGGGTGTGGCGAGTGGAACAACATGGCTCAGCACTAATGCAGATAGAGCTCTTCTTTACGGAAGTCTCCTAGAGGCGTATACTTTTATGAAGGGCGAAGCTGATGTGCTTCAGCAGTATGAAAAAATGTTTGCTGAGGCTATTGGTAGGCTGAAAAACTTCGGGGAAGCACTTGAGGTTACTGATGCTTATCGTCAAGGGATGTTAATGAGGCAAAAAGCATAATGTTTAAAGCTGATTTGAAACTTCCTGAAACACCGATTGTAACGGTGCAAACGACCCAGAATCGGGGGTTTACCCCTGATGAAGTCGCAGAGCGGTGCGTAAATAAATTGATTTCGGTCTCAGATTCCGCACCCCCAGCTATACGAGACCAAGCCAGAGCGTTCCAAAAGCATATGGAAAAAGTTGTGGCGTTTTATATGCGAGAGGCTATTCGAAGTGATAGAACTACTGTATATAATAAATTATTGGATGCGGGGCATCCTGAACTGGCTGAAGCGATAAGGAGATTTTGATGGCTATCACCCAAGCAATGTGTACTTCCTTTAAACAGGAACTACTCCAAGCTCAACATGATTTTACGGCCTCTACAGGCCATAGCTTTAAACTTGCTCTGTATACTAGCAGTGCAACTCTAGGAGCCACCACAACTGATTATAGCGCGACTAATGAGGTAAGTGGCACAGGGTATAGTGCTGGCGGTGGGGCATTGACTAATGTCACCCCTACCACAAGTGGTACGACGGCATTTACTGACTTTGATGATCTTACCTTTAGCACAGCAACAATTACAGCCAACGGTGCTCTTATTTATAACACCACAACAGGTGGTGGTTCTGGCACAACGGACTCAGTAGTTGTTCTTGCTTTTGGTGGTGATAAAACCTCGACAGCGGGGGACTTTACTATTCAGTTTCCAACTGCGGATGCAAGTAACGCTATTATCCGCATTGCCTAAGTAGGGGCTAAACATGGCACTTGTCATTGCGGATAGGATAAAAGAAACAACCACCACCTCTGGTACTTCGGATTTCGTACTAGCTGGGGCAGTTACGGGGTTTTCAACCTTTAGTTCTGCTTTGTCTAATAGTGATACGACATACTATGTTTGTGTTGAGGGTTCCGATTACGAAGTAGGGCTTGGTACTTTTGTGTCTGGCACAACTACTTTGCAAAGAACTACGGTGTTAGCCAGCACAAACTCAGGGT